TTTTTATTATTTAATATATCAAAATTATTATAAAATACATATGAATTTATATTATCTCGATAATATTTATCAATTTTTAAAATATTAATTAATTCAAAAGCTTTATTTTTAAAATATACAATTATATTAGATGTATTTACAGCATCTTTTAAAACATAGATTAAACGTGAATCAATATTATTAATAGTTAAAATTAAATTAACTTCTATTAAATTTTTTGTTTCATAATATGTTAATTTATATTCATCAAAATTTTTTAAATCATTATCACCTCCATGTAAATTATTAATAATTGTATCATAATCATATAAATTATATGGTCTAATAAATCTAATACTATCAATATATTTATTTAAAATATCAATTGGACCAAATTCACTATTTATATAAATATTATCTTTAATATTTTTAATTAAAATATTTTTTATATTATTAGATGTTAATAATACTGTATTATCCTTCTTATCAAATAAATTTTTTATTAAATTAAATGTTGGAGATAATTTATTATTTCTATTTGCATATAATAAAATTTTATTATAAAAGGTTGTATAATCATTAATAATTTCAGGAGTATCAATTTTTGGATAATTAAAAATTATATCTGGATTATCAAAAATATTTGAATCTGGAGTTACATTAAAAAAATATTCATTATTTGAATTTTGAATAAATTGATTTAAATCTATTTTAGGAATCACAACAGAATATGTTGCAGTGTTTAATTCTACATCATATTGAAATAATTGATAATGTGTTATAATTTGTGTATTTTGCTGTTGATATTCTAAAATATTTTTAAACATATTCAAATTGTACAAATTATAATTATATATATTTATATTAATATCTTTATAGTTATTTGTTTTTTTTAACTTTTCAATTTCAATTGCTAATGGATTATTATATTGAATTTCTATTTTTGGTAAATCTATTTTTAACATTATTTTTTTTAGCAAATCACCATTTTTTGGAATTTCAACTTGTAGTAAACTTCCAAATTCAATACTTGATGTAATTGGTATTTGATAATTAAATATTGAAAAATTTGAATATTTTCTATATACTTGTATAAAATAACTAAATTCAGGGTTACACATTAAAATTTTATCTTCACCTCCTGCAATAATTAATTGGATTAATCCACCTCCCATAATATTATATATATAATTGAGCTTTAAATAAAAAATTATATTATAAAATTTCTATAAATTTTATAAATATTTAACATAAATAAATTTTTTCACTTGATTTAAATCCATTAAAATTAGTAGATGATACAGTTGTATAAGCACCCATATTTTGAATTTTAAAATAATCTCCAATTTCTAATTCTGGTAATTTTGTTTCCAATATTTTATCTGCCGAATCACAAGTTCTACCAAATATAATTGAATCATATTCTTTTTTATCTTTTAGCTCTTTTATTAATTCTAATTTCGGTTTAGCTACATCATATGTAATATTTGAAAATGATGAATAAATACTTTCATCGATTACATATACATTTTTATTATTAGATCTTTTTTTAGCTATAATTGGAGTATATAAAACATGAGTTCTGGTAGCAAAATATCTTCCTGGCTCTGAAATAAATTTTATATCTTTAAAACCATTATTAAATAATTTTAATCCATTACTTATTTGTTCGGCTTGTTCAATAAATTTTTCATCACTTTCTCCATTAAATCCACCACCAATATCTACAATTTTATAATTATGATTTAAGTCCTTAGTATTATTAATTATATCATATATCATTTTAACTGCATCATAATATTGAACAGAATTATAACATCCTGAACCAACATGAAAAGAAAATCCAGATATATTCATATTATATTTTTTAGCTAATTTTAATATATCTCTTGTCTCTTCATAATCTGCTCCAAATTTTGAGCTAAAAGGCATTAATGATTCCTTATCATTAACTTTAATTCTTATTAATATTTCTATATTTTTATTTCTTAATTTTTCTAATTCATTAGTTGAATCAACAACTGTTAAAGATATATTTTTTTTAACTGCATGTGCTATAGCGGATGAACTTTTATAAGGGTTTGCATAAATGATTCTATTATTGTTTATTCCTAAATTTAGAATTTGATCAATTTCACCTGGACTTGCACAATCAAAATTAATACCATTATTTGATAAATTTTTAACCATCCAATTATCATTATTACACTTTAGTGCATAATATGGTTGAATAGTTGGTAAACATTTTTTCCAAAGATTAATTTGGTTAATTAGAGGTTTACTGCAGATTGTAAAAAAAGACTTTTGTTCTTTAACTAGCACATTGATTCTTTTCAGTATTATAATATTATTTCATGAAAATTAATTTTATAAAATAACATTTTCAATTTTTATGTAAAAATATACATAACTAAACTTTTTGTCAATATTTATATTTTATTAAATATTAAATATTAAATACTAAACCAGCATATCCATTTTGTAAAGATAAAATATTATAACCTATTGCATATGTTTTTATAGTTAATGTATCATTTACCTTAATTAAATGATCTATTAATTTTTGATGAATTACAAAAACAAAAGATTTATATTTATAAGTACTTAAATTAACAGCTCCACTTGGTTGATATTCTTCAGGTAATAAAGCAAAAGTATAAATATTTATACCATCTGATGGAGTTTTTGTATGATATTGATATGGAATTACATAATTAGTATGTGAACCACCATAATTATTAAATCTATTATATTGTTCAAAAGTATAACTTGTAGTAATAAAAGGATTTTTGCCATAAAAATATCCACTTGGATAACTTTGATCTTGAATTATTGGTGATAGTTCAACTAATTGAACAAAACAATTCTGTTCATTTTTCCAAAATCTTGAATAGATATTTATTGATGTTGAAGTAACACTTATAACTCTAAAATTACCATTGTAATTTTCAGAATTAAATATATTAACAATATCTCCAATTGAAATAACATGTGCTCCTATACTAATATTTACTATTTGAGCTGCATTATTAGTATATACTTTAGTAATATTTTTACCTAAATAAATAATAGCTAAATCATATATACTACTAATATTATTAGTTAAATTAATAGTATTTTGAACTACCCAAAACATTTCTTTAATAGAATTTAGAAAAAATGATTCAATAGTTACATTATTCGAATTAATATTAGGATAATTATAATTTTGAACTACTTCTATTAAATATTCTTGCGACGATTGAGCAAATTTTGATCTTTCATCAACATCTAAATAAATATAATCTACTAATAAACTAATATTAACTAATTCGATATTATCTTCAAAATTAAAATCTGACGGAGCATCTGTAAAAAATAATTTACGAATATCAGTTAATTCTAATTGAATTCTAACATCACTATATCTTAGAAATATTAATGGTATTGATGCGGAAATATATTTATTAAACCAAAATTGTAAAGGAACATATAATGTATATGAATCTTTTGAGCTATTATCAAAAGTTGTTAGACTCGGAATATTTCCAATCATTTTATTATATATATTTTCAAGTTCACTATTTAATGATAAATCATTCCAAATATTAAACCAATCAGAATCATGTTGATCAATTTTTTGCCCACCAATTTCTAATGATATATTATGAATAATTTTATGACCTATTTTATTTATCCACGCATATTTATAATTCGGATAATTACTATATATATATTCATATTTTTGTATTTTTAAATAAAAAAAGTGATCTATTATTCTTGATATAGTTTTAAAACTTGGTAGATCATAAAAATTAATTTGATATAAAAAATCAGCGGATGTTAAATAATCTGATTGCTTATAATTATAAAAAGTTTTTACTAAATCTATATTATAAACTAAAACGGTATTAAATCTATTATCTTGATATACATTATCTGCTACTACTTGATTATCATATTTGTTTCTTAAAATTATATATTCATTTAAAAAAATAAGAGTATTATATGTTGAATTATACGTAGTTTTTAAATTATTATATTCAGTAGATGTATAATATGAATTAGTAATATTTTTAATTTGATTAAATAAATTATTATAATTAATATTTTGATTTATATTTGAAATATAATTATTGATTTCAATATAAAATTTATATATATATTTTAATATAATTTTATATTCATTATACTGTTTTTTTAAATTATTTATTTCTATTTGATCTACTTCATTATAATCTGAAATATAATTTGGATTTGACAAATATACTTTTGGTAAAACAATTTTTAAATACATTTTATTAACTAAATCACCAACTTTATCAAGAGTACAAGATATTATATTACCAAAATTTTTAATTCCACTGAAATCTTGTTCAATGTTTTCTATTGCAAAATTAGTATGTCTACGATACACTAATTTAAAAAATGTTATTTGAGGCATTCCAGTTAAAAATACATCTGCAGTACCATATGCGACTATTTGAATTAACCCTCCGGCCATTATTATAATATATATTAGAATATTATAATAACAAATTGTTATATATTAAATCATTAAATTGAAGGAATAAATTCCCAATTTAAATGATTACATATTTTTTTCCATATATTTATATCCATATCTTTTATTTTTTGATCTGATTTTAATAAATGTATAAATGGTAATATAAAATCTAATTCTAATAATTCACACAACTTATATATAATATATGAATAACTAATTAAATTTTTTCGAATATCTGGTTTATATATTTTAAATGGTTCTTGAACATCTCTAAACATTTGTCGTAATTTTTCTTCCTGTTTTCTGGTTAATTGTGGCGGTTCTTTTCCAGTAGTTTTAAAAATAATATATGGAATATCATCGTAATATTTATTTAAACCTAATTTTGATAATATTTCTCTCATTTGAGAAGGAGTAATATTTTTAATATTTTCATTTGTATGATATTTATTAATTTCTTTTGTAATATTATTACATAATTCTGTTGATAAATCAATTACTTCTTTTCCTTGAATTTTATTTAACCAATCATTAAAATGTACCATTGTTTTATATGCAACATATGTTTTTGTATCATTTGATTCTTCTTTATAATTTGGAATATCACTTTCTACTAAAATCATTTGACTTTCTCCACATATTTTACATACCATTAATCCATTATGTAAATCTAATATCATTTCATCTTTACAATTACTACACATTTTTGAAATTTTATCAAATTTATTTTTTTTTCCATTACCTTTTGTAATTGTTTCTTTATCAACTTTTGATAAATATTGATTTAATAAATTAAATTTATCTTTTGAATCATCTTCATAATCCATTAAAATATTAAATGTATCATGAAGATAATCATATTCATCGTATAATGATAATTGTTGTATTTTTGATTTTATATCTGTTATTTTTAAATTAATATTATTTTTATCGGAAATATTAGTTGTAATGATCAATTTATCATCTAAAAAAGATAATTCTGTATTTAATTCATCTATTCTTTTTTTTTTATTTTCTAATTCGGATGTAATTTCTTCATGTCTAGTTGCAAGATTCGATTTAGCATGTGTTTTTTTTAAAGATTGTAAGATTGAATGATACTTTGAATTCTTTTTTTTAAACATGTATATAATAATAAATTATGGTTTACTTTTAAATTAAAAAAAATAGTATAGTTTTAATTAATTTAATTAATTTGATTCTGGAAATTTTTTTTCTATAATATAATTATATATATAATGGGTGGAGGTTTAATGCAATTAGTCGCTTACGGCGCTCAAGATGTTTACCTAAACTGTTGGGTAGAAAAGCAGGCTGCTTAAGAATCAGATATATAGATTCTTAGGATAAAATC